AAGAAAAAGGAGAAGGATGGTACTGAGGTTATCGGTAATATCATTCATTGTAAGAATCATAAGTCAAGACTCACGCAAGAAAATAAAATGGTCGATGTTCGTTTGACTTATAATAAAGGTTTGGATAAGTATTACGGACTACTTGATCTTGCGATTAAATACGGAATGTTTAAACAAGTCTCTACTCGTATTGAATTACCAGACGGAACGAAACAGTATGCAAAGACCATCAACAACGATCCAGAGAAATATTTTACAAAGGATATCATGGAGTTATTGAATGAAGCTGCAAGTAAGGAGTTTAAGTATGGATAAAGTTCTCAAGTTTTTTCGTAACAAATATGTATCTGCGTTTTGTATTCTATACGGTGCGTGTGTTGTGACGTACTATGTGTTTGATTGGACTCGAAAACTATTGTCATGAAAGAAAACACTTTTATTCGTCTTTATAATAATGCAATAGATTTGGATTATTGTGACACTCTCATAGAGAAGTTTGAATCACATTCCGAGCAACACGAAAGAATAAACACGAAGGATGCAAAGAAACTGGAAGATGGTGTCTACGTTAGAGGAAGTATGTTGTTTCATGAGTTACATCTATGGAAACACATGGATACATGGAAAGAAGATATTAGTAAACTTGCAAACATATTCACGAAGAATGTCGATGAATACAAGTCTGAATTTTCTACACATTGTTTTCCAAAGAAGTATGGATTTGAACCTTTCAAGATGAAACGATATCAACCGAATGGAGAAGACGAGTTTGGTTGGCACGTTGATGTTCGTAGCTTTAAAAACTTACGAAGATTTCTTGCAATGTTTATCTACCTGTCTGACAACGAAGAAGGAAAGACAGAGTTCGATTATCAGGACGTAATCACCGATTGTGCAAAAGGAAGCATGGTCATTTTCCCTCCCATGTGGCCGTGGTTACATCGTGGAACTAAACCAATTAAAACTCCTAAATATTTCATGGGTGGATATTTACATTACATTGAGTGAACCATGAAAACAAATACAATCAGATTAACTTACGAAGAAGTTGACTTACTGACTCAGTTACTTCAAAAAGAAATCACGGAGTTGGAAGTGGAGAGTGACCCTCGATTCTCTGAGTATCATTCTGCACTACAAAAGTTATCCGAAGAAAAAAGAACATGGCACTCACAAAAGAGTTACTTATCAACGTATGAGACTCTTGATAGTGAGGGTGGTGAAATTGACTGATAAAGAAAAGATGAATGAAAAAGTGAAAGAATTAGTGAAAGATATACAACAGGAAAAAATATTAACGATACTGAATCAAATGGAAAATAATTTAGATGATCTTTCACAATCTTGTTGTTATGCAGCTTACGAAATCGAAGACACACTACACGATTTACAATTGTCTCTTGACAAGATTAAAGAACTCATAAAGTGATGGAAGTGCTACAGAAAAAAATGCGTTTCTGTAGTGACCAAAAAAATCCAAACCCCCCACCAAAAAGATTCACCATACCTAAACGATACGAGGTCATGTTAAGAACTAATGAAAAAATTAAATCCAATAGATGAATACAATGAGGTGATGAATATGAACTTAAAACAAAAGAGAGTATTTAATCAGTGGAGTGAAATACAAAAACTAAAAGAGGAAAATAGAAACATGAGAAGAGAGTTGACTTCGTTTAAGGATATACTTTCTAAGTTCATAAAGAAGAGAGAGAAACAAAATGGAAAGAAGTTTAGTCAAGAAACCAACTGAAGAGTGGTGTGCGTATCGTGACCAGTTTGGATTCTGGCAGAAGAGTGCTACGAATGAAAGTTGGAATATACCAGATCGAACACAAGTGCGATTGTTTAGGACTGAGAAACAAGTCGATGATTTTCTAAACAGCCCCACCCCCCAAAACTGAGAGAAAAGAAAATAACATTCATGCGTAGAAAAAGATCAAGGTTGCATCACTGGTTATTTTGGATATGGGCTTGCATACCTCTTGCAAGTGCATTTTTTATTTTAAGATATCAATTTAAGGTACACTATGGAATATAAAAAAACAAGATGGAGAGACATCACTCACGAACTTACAGGTCAAGTGCGGTTTCGTCCAGAGAACTCAAGAAGACCTTTAAACATACCGATTCGTGAGACTCAACAAAAAGACTACTCACTTGACAATATTAAAGATTACTCATTTGATAGTATTCTTTTTTATGGTATAGTTCTTTCACCATTTATTATCATAATATTAAGAGTGTTGTACGAGTTTCTTTTTCTTTGATATAAATATTTTATCAAGGAGAAAAAATAAGTGAACAATGAATATATGGGGCTAGATGGATTCATCTGGTTCACAGGAGTTGTTGAAGACCGAAACGATCCAGACAAACTTGGAAGAGTAAGAGTTCGTTGTTTGGGTTATCACACAGAAGACAAAAAATTAATACCTACGGAAGATTTACCGTGGGCTCATGTCATGCATCCTGTTACCGACCCATCCATGCAAGGTATGGGAAACACTCCATCATTCTTAGTAGAAGGAACTTGGGTAGTTGGTTTCTTCATGGACGCAAAAGACAAACAACAACCAATGATTATGGGAACACTGCCTGGTGTTCCTCTTTCTAAATCAGAGACCTTAAAGGGGTTCAATGACCCTAATGGAAAATATCCACAGAATCCTAATCCAACCTCTGGACATGATTTAGGAGAGAGTGACACGAATCGTCTTGCAAGAAATGATATCGGACAGGAACATAAAGTTATTGATGTCAAGGATACAGACTACGATGATGGTACTTCTCCAAAAGGAAGAACAAGAGATGTTCCAACAGCTGGTGGTATAGAGTGGGGAGAACTTTCAAGTAATGATTTAACGATTGCTGTTACACCAAGAAACAATCCTACCTATCCAAAGAATCATGTCTTTGAAAGTGAGAGTGGACATATCAAAGAGTTTGATGATACGGATACAAGTGAAAGAATCCATGAGTATCATAAGTCTGGAACATTCTATGAGGTTGATGCAGATGGCGATAAATCCATTCGTATCGTGGGTGACAAATACGAAGTTGTTGTTGGAACTGAATATGTCAACGTCAAAGGAACAGTTAATCTAACAGTTGAAGGTGATGTTAACACTTACGTTCAAGGAAACATGAATACGATTGTTGATGGAGATAAGATAGAAGTAATTAGAGGTAATCTAAAACAAGAAGTTCACGGAACAGTTGATGAAGTTTTTGGTTCAACACAAAGAACAGATGTCACTGGTAAAGTCACACAAGTCTATGGAGAGAGTATTGCAACAGAAGTTACAGGTAGATACGACATAGACATTAAACCTCATGATGAGTTAACAGATGAAAATGGTGAGTTTGATTTAGAAGCTGCAACAGTTCACTTTAATAAATCTCAAGCAGCCACTGTACAAACTCCTACAAAAATTATATCTGACCCACAATCAGAAGTGCAAGATTCTTATCCAACATCAAGTGTTCCAGAGGGATTTGCAAGTAACTATACGACTGCGAATGATTTGCGTAAACAACAAGACGAACAACTTGAAGACAATGATGTGTTTACCGATACTCCAATTGAAAGTGAAAGATACATTGGTTCATGGAATAGTTACGATGGAGACTTTGAATTAGATAATCCAAATAATTTAGAATACATTACTCAAAATAATTCTGATGTTGCATTTCTACGACAAAAAACAATCGACAATGGAAAGACTTGGAATGGTGACCCTTTTGGTTTTAAGAGTGCATCAAAACTTGGATTGTATTCGTCACATTTAGATGGTGCGTTTGTAGAGGCAGAATATGTTTCAAGTCTTTGGAATTGGGCTGGTGATGTGGATAAAAGAATACGTTCAGAACTTGGACAACTCATTGACACTCTTGCAACATCTTGGTCTACTCTATATCCTGACTTAAACAAACTAACTGTTACAAGTGGATACAGAGGTCTTCGCAGAAATGCAGCTGTAAGAGGTTCGTTTCCTCATCGAACAGGAAAGGCTATTGATATAGTGGTGGGTAAACTTACAGTAAAACAAAGTCAAGACTTTTTACAACTCGCAATAGATACTGGATTCACAGGTATAGGAACGTACTACGATAATCCAAAGAGGGGGAGATTTCATCTTGACATATTACTTAAACGTGAATGGAGAGATGGTGGTGGTGAACAGTACACTAGATTTAGAAAAATATTTTTTACTGCTGGGTATAATGTTCCTGACTATAATGAGTCAACATCATACTCTTCTTATTCTACATAACTCGTATAAATAATATGATAATAAAAACAATAGGAGTTATAGGTGTCTGCATACATTGATGCACAAGCAAATAACAACAGTGATAGAAACTCAAGACAATATACTGACCTTGACTTGTTCTTTGGTAGAAAAACTTCTGATAGTGATATCAGTAAAGTCACAGACGTACAAGCAGTCAAGCGTTCTATTCGTAATTTAGTTCTTCTTAATCATTATGAGAAACCTTTTCATCCAGAGATTGGTTCTGGTGTAAGGGATATGTTATTTGAATTGATGACACCTGTAACAGCTGTCATACTCACTAGAAAGATTGAAGATGTTATTAATAACTTTGAACCACGAGCAAGATTAGTTGCAGTCAGAGCATTTCCAAATTTAGATCGTAATGCATATGATGTGAGTGTGGAGTTTTATGTTTTAAATACTCCTACAGAACTTGTAGACTTAACAATCTTGTTAGAGAGATTACGATAATGGCAGATACTAAATTAAGAGTCACCGAACTTGATTTCGATGATATTAAAGCAAATTTAAAAAACTTTTTAAAATCACAGACAGAATTTAAAGACTATGACTTTGAGGGTTCTGGTATGTCGATACTACTAGACACTCTTGCGTACAACACACACTATCTTGGATTCAATGCAAATATGTTAGCAAACGAAATGTTTCTCGATAGTGCGTCACTTAGGTCAAGTATTGTATCACACGCAAAGACACTTGGTTATGAAGTCACTTCTTGTAGAGCCCCAAAGGCAACAATAAATGTTTCACTCACCACATCAGACTCAAGTAAAACCATGTCAGCTGGAACTGCGTTTAATACGACAGTAGATGGAACATCATATCAGTTTGTTACGACATCTGATGTCACAAGTGCAAACTCTGGTAACACAGTTAACTTTGACAGTACAGAAATTTACGAAGGAACATATGTAACAACAAAATATACAGTTGATAGTTCTAATGTAGACCAAAGATTTTTACTTGCAGATAATCGTGCAGACACAACGACCTTGACTGTCAAAGTACAAAACTCATCTTCTGATTCTACAACGACAACTTATACTCGGGCAACTGACATATCACAACTTACTTCAACAAGCACAGTTTATTATTTACAAGAAGTTGAGATAGGAAAGTTTGAAGTTTACTTTGGTGATGGTGTTGTAAGTAAGGCACTTGCTGATGACAACATTGTGGTATTGTCTTATGTTGTAACAAATAAATCTGAAGCAAATGGTGCAAATTCATTTTCAAACTCTGGGGCTATAGATGGTGTAACAAGTGTAACCACAGCAATTGTTTCATCTGCATTTGGTGGTGCAGAACCAGAATCATTGACTTCAATCAAACTTAACGCACCACTTGATTACGCATCACAAGGTCGTGCAGTTACAACGGAAGATTACAAAGTTTATGTTAAAAAACTTTTTGCAAATACACAAGCTGTCTCAGTGTGGGGTGGAGAGGATGGAAGTTACGACACCAGTACAGGTGTAAGTGACACACCAGAATATGGTAAAGTTTTCATATCAGTCAAATCAACGACAGGACTAAATTTATCAGATGCACAGAAAACTCAACTAGTTACAGATTTAAGAAAGTATAAAGTATCATCTGTTACTCCTGTAATCGTTGATGCAGAAACCACGTTCTTAATATTAGGTGTTTCTTTTGCATATGATTCAAACTCTACTACACAAACAAAGAGTGGACTAGAGTCTATAATTAACGATACAATATCTGCATACAATGACAGTAATTTAAAAAACTTTAATAATCCGTTTAGACATTCTAAACTTACAGGGCAGATTGATGATACTGATACTGCAATATTAAATAACACAGTAACCGTTACAATGGGTAAATTTATTACACCCACTTTGTCAACTAAACAATCATTTATCGTAAACTTTGCAAACATACTTTTCAATCCACACTCAGGACACAATGCAGATGCTGGTGGTATCATTGCATCAACAGGATTTT